AATCCTGAGAAGGTATCTCCTTCGACATCTTGTTTGATTCCTCCGACGACGTAGGATTCGATTTCTGTTTCTTGTGGTGCATTCTGTTGTCCCTTAGAGTTTAACCAGTACTGCGTCCATGGTAAAGGATTATTTCTCTGACCTATATCGTAAATAGGATCAAGTCCTATCGCTCTCATACGTCTGTTAGCAGTAAACTCTACGTACTGTGATAGTAACTTCTCATTAAGTCCTATCATACTACCGTCTTTAAAGAGGTATTCAGCCCATGCTTTCTCTTCATCAACAGCATTCTTGAACATCTCTATGACGTTGGATTTTTCTTCTGCAGCGATTTCCACCATTTCTTCATCGTCACCATTTTCCTCCCAGTTTTTGAGGATCTGTTGAGTAAGGACAAGATGTTGGCTTTCATCTCTGGCGATAAGAGAGATAATTTTAGCTGATCCTTCCATAATCTTGAGTTCACCAAATGCAAACGAGCAAGCGAAGGAGACATAGAACCTAATACCTTCAAGAATGTTGACGTTGATGACTGCTCTGTATAGTTTTCTTTTGAGTTCTTTTCTATCATAAGTTCCGTTGGGATGCCCTTCCGTGGCCATCCTCCAGATGTTCCCGCTGTCATATTCGTGTGCATGATTTATTAATTCATTATAGGCTGAAGTTACTGAGTCTGCACGACTTAATATCTTTTCATCACCGAGTACTGTATCGAAAACTTCACCTGGATCTGGGTATACGTTCTTTATTATATAGGTGTATGACCTACTATGGATCATCTCCATGAGTTGCCACACATTCATTGCTCCCTCCAATTCTGGAAGAGAACAGTAAGGCATGAATGCCATACCAGGTGCACGACCCTGTACTGAGTCTAGCATGATCTGATACTTCAGATTAGAAGTATATATATGCTTCTGCTCTGGTGTCAGGGTTTTATAATCTGCTCTATCTTTCTGAAGTGATACCTCTTCAGGTCTCCAGAAATAACCTAACTGTTGTTGTGTTAGTTTATCAAAGACAGGATACTTATATTCATCATACCTTTGGAGACCTAATGGTTGTCCAAAAAACATTGGTTGTTTCTTAACATCAACGGGGTTGGTATTGAATACCGTTACCCCTTTGAACTTGTCTTCATTGCTAGGTGAAGCTTCATTATTAAGTGTGAAATTCATAGTTAGATCGTACAGGATTCACATTCTTCCTCATTGGAAGTTTCAATTTCGTTTACTAAACTTTCTAAAGCAGACACCTTAGATTCTGGAATATCATCCTTCCATCCAATTGGATGTGCTGGTTCATCATCCTTCTTAGCATCATATGTATTCTGATAGTAAGAAGTCTTCCACCCATACTTGTATGTAGTGAGGAGATCTGTTGCCATTACTGACACAGGTACCTCATTGTTAGGATAGTTCTCTGGATTATAACTCCAGTTACCAGAAATTGCTTGGTCAAAGAACTTCTGTATAACTGCTGTAACTTTTATGTACCCATCATTATTCTTCATATCCCACAGTAATGTGTAGGCATTCTTCAGAGTAGAGTACGAAGGTACGATCTGTTTGAGTGGTCCTTTCTTGGACTTCTTAACTGAGAGATAATCTCTAGGGGGTTCGATCCCGTTAGTTGCATTAGAGACAACGGATGAGCTTTCGCTTGGCATTTGAGCAGATAAGGTGCTGTGCCGTAGACCATCCGCAAGTATGGATGCTCGCAAAGCTTCCCAATCATAGTTAAGTTCGTTTGGTACAAGGTCATCAACATCTTTCTTATATGTATCTATTGGTAGTATACCATCAGAATACTTAGTTCTGTCAAATCCAGCACAACATCCCCTCTCCTTAGCCAGATCATTAGATGACTTAAGAAGATTGTATTGGAATGCTTCAGTCAATTGATGAACTAACTTCCATGCCTCTGGTGAATCATATTGAACCTTGTTCTTAGCAAGGTAATGTGCAAGTCCAATGTATCCTATACCTAATGATCTACGTGCCAAGGTACTACGTTCTGCAGCCTCAACAGGATACTGCATGTAATCAATTAGTTCTTCCAGTCCACGTACAGCAAGATCACATACTTCCTCCAACTCTTCAAGATGATTAATCTTACCTACGTTAACAGCAGATAGAATACACAGTGCAATCTCTCCACCCTTATCATTAATATGATTGATAGGATCTGTAGGTAATGTAATCTCCTGACATAGGTTACTCATATTAACCTTGTCCTTGAATGAACTATGACTATTGCAGTGGTCAATATTCATGATGTAAATACGACCAGTCTCTGCTCTCTCCTTAAGGAGATCTAGTATGAGATCTTGTGCACCTATCTTTGACTTAGGTATTGATTCATCATTCTCATACTTCAAGTATAATTCATCAAAGCGTTCTGTACCAAAACTATCATAAAGCCCTGGCACATCATGAGGAGAAAAAAGCGTGATCTCCTTGTTACTAATGAACCTTTCATAAAATAACTTACTAATTTGTATACTGTAGTCGAGTTTCCTTACTCTATTATCCTCTGTACCCTTATTGTTTTTAAGTACAAGGATGTCTTCTATTTCTTGGTGCCAGATTGGGAAGTGGACAGTCGCTGATCCACCTCTGATGCCATTTTGAGTGCAACATCTGACAGTACTCTCAAATTTCTTGAGAAACGGGACGACACCCGTGTGTTGAACTTCACCGCCCCTGATTTTAGCGTTGATGCCACGGATTCGGCCTGCATTGATGCCAATTCCCGCCCTCTGAGCAACGTAGTAACCAATAGCCATGTCACTGCTGAAGATGCTGTCAATCGTGTCATCAACATCAACGAGAACACAGGATGCAAATTGTCTAAGCGGCGTTCGCACCCCTGCCATGATTGGTGTTGGGATGTTGATTCTGTGCTTGCTGATTGCGTTGTAGTATCTTCTGACATAATCTAACCTTGTCTCCTGTGGATAGTTTTGGAATAGAGTTACAGCAATCATGATATACATCTGCTGTGGGGTCTCATAATGTTCCCCAGTACTTCTATCCTGTACCAAATATTTATCTACTACCTGCCTCAATCCAGCATAAGTGAACAGGTAATCACGACCTGAATCAATCCAACTATCAATCTCCTGCCACTCCTCTGGGGTATACTTAGTAGCAATACCAGGATCATATACACCCCTCTTAATACAACTCTCTACATGCTGAGGTAAAGGTGGTGTCTTTTCATAGTGTCCATGGACTGCTTTATTCAATCCAAACAACAGTAGTCTAGCAGCAACAAACTGATAGTTAACATGATCCAAATCAATCAAATCAGATGCAGACTTGATTAGGATCTCCTGTACCTCCCTGGTTTTAATACCATCAAAGAACTGTAGTCCTGACTGTATCTCTACTTGACTAGCAGATACACCTGCTAATCCTTCACAGGCGAACTCCACCATCTTGTGAACTTTTTCTAAGTTGATGGGTTCTTCTACACCATCTCTCTTAACTACTTTAATTCCGTTGCTCATACCTTCCAGTTTGATAGTTGTAACTTTGCTTTTAATCCTTGGTACACATTAGATTGTACCACATCTTTGACATTAATACCAGAATTGGACATATCATTGATGTCCTTTTCCTCAATATTATTTGGCCAGATCACTACTTTATCTCCGTTGTCGATTGACTTGGAGAGTTTGTCTGTGATTTGTCTACTACGAGGTTCGTTATCATAAACCCAAATATAATCGCTCCAACCAAACGACCGAATATCAACGTCACTCCCAGCCATCGCAACGGAATTATCCAAGAAGAGGGAATCAATCGGTCCTTCCACGATGTAAATTGTTTCACTTTCATTTATCTTATCAAGTCCAAATAGTTTAGGTGCGTTCTCCTCCAGCATGACTGTAATATATCTCATCTTAGGATTTGCTTCCATAGACCTACCCTGAAAACCTATAAGGTTTCCATCTCTATCCTTTAGAGGAATAATGATTCGGGCTTCGTCATTAGAGATACTGGAGAACGTTTGTTTCTGGGTGTTTGTCCATTTTTTAAACTCTGGACAGTAGTATAATTGATTGATTTTATTCTCTGGTATTCCCCTCCCTAATGCGTAGACCTTTGCTGGATGTGATTTATTTAGAGAGGAAAGAGGTTCTAGATTTACCTTTCGTTTCGGTTTGAAATTAGGTTTTGTAATAAACTTATTGAGATCAGGTTTGGGTACGTTTTTACCCACAGTACCCTCCTTATATCTCTCCATAACATACTCATCATATACATGAGGAGCATTGTCCTTCAAGAAATTAGAAAAGGATCGTGTGATGCCACAGTTGTGACACTTAAACACATGATCCCCCTTGACCGAGAAGATATATCCTCTAGTCTTATTCTTATGTTTTTTTGAATCCCCACAGTAAGGACACCTGAATGTCCAGACACCAGGCTTCAACCTCTTGTACTTCTGCAGTGTTGCAGACGCTAGATTAAGATACTTTGTATCGAGATAACTCAACGGGTGGTTCTTGTAGTGGTACTACTCTAGCAGACCCTTGCCCGTTCGTCAACAGTGGACGGATTATTTTCTGTCCCGCTGGACTAACCACGAAAGATATAATAGCAAGACCACCAAAGATAGTCCACATTTTCTTTTCCATGA